TGAGCTTCCTGTTCCTTTTCGGACAGGTCATCAAAGCTCCGGCCACCGTCAACTTTTTCACTTGTGAATCCACCACTCACTGACATTTTCTTTTCCAGTTTGTTTAGTTTATCGGTTAGTTCTTTAACTTGGGTTTCGCTCTTTTCAGCACCAGCAGCCTTCATCTGTAACCGGGCAATCTTAACAGCACTTTCCAAGCCGACAGGGTTTGTCATGCTCGGGTGCTGCTTGAGGATCGCATTAGCTGCCTTAGTCAAGTCCGAGTTAGCATCTTGAAGCTCGGGGTTTCTCTGCATGAGTTCTTGCCTCTTGCTTTCAAACGCGCCGTATTGCTTCTTAACTTCCCGTTCCTGCTGAGACTTCTTCGCTTCAGTCCGAACCTCCTTGGCTCTTTCCTTTGCGTCAGAAGCGAGATCATCATCACCCTCTTCTTTCAGTCTCTTGGCGGCATTCTCGTAGTCTTCAGCAGTGAAACCCTTCTCATCACGGTAAGCCTTGCCTGTATCCAAATCATCTTTCTGATTCTTTAACTGGCTTGCCACCCGATGGAGTTCTTCACGCTGACGCTTAATCTCCTCCTTCTCAGCATTAATATGCTTCCAAGAAGAGGTCTTGCGTTCCTCGTTCTTTGCCCACTTACTTTTCGGCTGCTCCTTTACTTCGGGAGCTTCACCTTCTGTCAATGAACTAACCTGTTCATCAGCATCCTGCCCTTCAGTCTCCGGTTCCTTAACCGCTTCCTCTGTTAGCTCCGGAGGAGATTCGTCTTGAACTTCCTCTTTCGGTTCCTCCGTCTGTATTACTACTTCCGGTGTTTCCCCCGCTTCCACAGCAGCGTCATACTGCTTGGCTGCGGACAACATCTGATCGGCGGTTACTTCGCCGGATTCTTCTGACATAATGCTTACCTATTAGTGCTTATCCTCGTCCAAAGAGCGCACCGAGTTCCTTGGCCGTTGCTGAGGGGTTTTGACTCGTCCGATAATCAACCCCAAACATATCAGACGTAAATTCTTCCGGTTCCTCGATTTCCCTTGCCAACGCCTCAACAGTGTGAACCGTTGTTCTCACACCATTCGCGAACCCTGCATTAAATTCAAGCTCTTTATTACTGGACACCGCTTGCTGATTCTGCTTGAGAACCATATTCAACAGTATCATACGGAACCTTTTCCCTTCTACTGTGACGAGAAACTTGCGCAGGGCATTCGATTCTGAGGTTTCCCACTCGGGTTCACCGATCCAAGGAATCTGCTTGGACATCTTCCAAGCTATCCTAATAAACCTAATAATCCTGCTCATTAATAATCTCCCTGCTGCACAACCGCTTCAGTCTGTTCAACCATTTGAGCTTCCTGCGGTGGCATCTCCCCGCTAATCGCTTGCATCTCCATAGCCTTCTGCTCCTCTTTCGAGGGCATAAAGCCAAGCTGCACAAGGTACTCCTCAACATCTTTGCGCAATGATCTGGCGTTGTTGGTGTCCACCGTTTCAAAGGCATTGAGGAGTTCACCCAGTCTGCCGCTAACCGCCTGTTGCGCTTGCGGGCTGAACTGCATCCCACTCTGTGTTGACTTCTCAAGGAACTGCATGATGACCCCAATCCTAACCCTGTAATCCTGTCCCTGCTGAACCGGAACCTGTTCTCCAATCAGCAATGCAGGAAGAATCTTCTTCTCGTCTGTAACCTCATCACCCTCCTTTTGGTTCGGGTCTTGAACCAGTCTAGGAACAAGGGAGGGGTCTTCGAGTTCAAGGATACTCTTATCTAATTCAACTTGGTTTATCCACGGGCTGTTCATAAACAACTGCTTACGTTGGACTGCCTTGTTCAAAAGCATCACCTTGCTGACCATATCCATCCCGCCACGAGGCTCCATCTGATACTCGTCATGGAGGGCTTTGGGGTCAACAGACAGACTATCCTCAAGAAATCTGTACTGAAGACTTTTCTTATCGAACTGAAGTAATATACTGAACGCTTGACGGAACAAATCCCCCAAGGCTTGACGGAAGAGACGCAGACGCAAGTCCATATTTTGCTGCGCTTGAGCGTTAACTGATTCGATCTCAGTTGCAGTGCGACGATCCCTGTCGGCCATGATACCATAGTCCGGAACGGTAACTCGCTGCTCTGCTACAGATTGCGTCTGCGCCATATCCTTGTCGAAGTCCATCGGAGTATTCGGCATTTGGACGGGCGCGATCCCAAACGGTAGAATCTGTCCCGGATTCAACCTCAAGTTCACACTGTTCGGGAGATCGCGCTCGGCCTTGAACAGTGGCTTGTTAAATAAAGTGGAAGCATCCATCTTCTCATTCCACACTTTCGTGAGGGACGCTTCAAAAGGTGCAAGAATCTCGCACACACCACGGGGCGAGAACCAGCCGCCGTCCGTGACCTCATATTTGCACGAGACAAACGGAGGATTATCGTGATCGAAAGGAACCTCCATTGTATCCCGCAACGGGATGTCGGGGGCTTGGGGAGAGAAACATTCCATGACCCACTTGCCGTCCTCGTCATGGGAATAAACCTCCCAAACAATCACTTGATCCTTATCTATCGAGTGAGTAATGCCTTCGCGTATTTCCTTATCGTACTTTAAATTATCAATAATACCCGAGTCCTCGATCTTTCCACTCTGAATCCTATCAATCGTACTCTCGCTCGTATCATAAAGCCCTGCCCGCTTGTAGGTTTCCAAGCTCATCGGCATTACCTGCGTGATCCGATCCGCTGTCCCAATCTCCTTCGACCAAGGCGGGACAATGATGTACATCGGGTCTATGGCTTGAAACTCCACCTGTTTCGTCTCGGGGTTCCAATAGGTCTTCATCACGCTATGCCCCGTCACCAACATATGATCGATCCAACTCATCACCTCAGTGGCGTAGTTGGTCTTCTCGTGCATCTTATAGCTGAACCAATGTTCGGCTGCTGTGGTGAATCCCGCCAGTTGACTTCGCATTGGTACAAAGGTAGCCAACACATCCAGCCCCATCGCCTGCTGGAAGAAGGCTGGTTTGAGCTTGTTGATGGTAGTATCTATGAGAGGGAAGTGTAGGTCAGATGCATTGGGCCAAGGCTTACTCTTTCGACGCAGCCCCTCATTGCGCATCTGATACCAAACGCCCTGCCGTGTCTCCCACGGGGAACGGCTCTTGATGTCGTCAAGGACAAGATCGTAGATATCGCTCATTTTTTCTTTTTCTTTGGTAACTTCTTCTTTGGAGTCTCACTCTCCCACTTCTTAGCCATCTTAGGCTTATTAGCGTGCATCCATTTCCGTTGGGCTTGGCTTTTGAGGGGCATTATCTGTTCCTCCCACGATTCCTGCCGCGAGGGGCAGCTTTACCCACCTTTAAATCTTCTTTGGTGGGCTTTAGATGGCCATTCTTATCGGGCATCTGTTCCTTGGATTTCTTTTCCTTAGCCATTAGTGATTGTCCCATTCATTAAACTCGTCCGGTTTGGGGTGTCTTACCTTCATCCTGCTCCATGTCGCCATGATTACCATCTCTGACCTCAGTGCATCATTAATACATCCATCACAGATGTACCCACCCACAGCCACATCCTCCGCGACAGCCCCACTAATCTCCTTACACACATAACACACCCTGTCTCTCGGAGGGACTGGCCTTATACTAGACCGTCTCAATGTCAACACTTTTCCTCTAATACCCTACAAACATACCATTTGGCAAGGAATCTTCTTCAAAACTTTCCTGCGCATCCCGCATCAACTCTTCCATTGTAGGGCGGGTAATGGCATTGAACCTCTCCCAACTGCCACCTATACCGCCTCCACACGAGATGCAACCCATGACCGCATCGGCCCTGTCGGGACTATCCAATCCCCGTGATTTCATCTTATCCTTGGACTCCACCCCAAGCTTTCCTGTTCGACTTACTTCCGAACGCCTCGTCACCATCTGCTGGTGCAGCATTCCGTCATCGGGTAAAAGTATCTCCCTCTTCTCCACCACCCTAGCTGCGGTGTGCCACATCTCCGCACTCCTATTGGCATACCGATCATCAAAGGGGCGAGCACCGAAGTTGACGCGATGAATGTCGTACCCCGCATCCATCAACGCATCACACAACGGTAACCCCATTCCACCTTCATCAGCATACACTTCATCCTGCGACAGGTTGTTTTTCTTAATAAGGTTTATGATCTTACCAATCGTCGTGTTCGTATTCCGCTCACGCCAAGTGACCATCTCCATCACCTTGTTCCCATTCCTGTACGCAAAGACACACTCATCGCCGCCAGCGGCAAAGTCAATAAACGCAACCCGCATCCCCATCTGTAACTCGGGCGGGTTCTGCAAACATTCCTCAAGGCTTTTGAGGTTAAGAATTAATCCTTCCCCACTGTCATCCACAAACTCCCCATAGATCATGGAACGGATCAACGGACTGTTCTCACCGTACATCTCTATCTGTTCCTCAATCCAACCCTTCTCCAAGTGTGGACAGTCGAAGGCTGTCACTGTATGGCAATCCCAAAACTTCCTTTGCTTAGTGAACGCCTCATAGAAAGAACCCGCTGCTGCCCCCGGACTACTCATCACCAGCAACCTGCTCGGCTGACATCTAGCTATGGCTGTGAAGATGGGATCGGGAACTGTCTTGGCCTCATCCACTATCATCAACAAATTCTCTGTCGGCCCCTGCCTATGCCAACCCTCAAACTTCCCAGCATCATTCGTGCTAAACCCAATCGCCCTACTCCCATTCTGATAATGCAACTCATTGCTGGTAGCTCTCCATCCCTGCCCCAACCCACTAACATACTTCTTCAACGTAGGCCAAAGCTGACCCTCAACCTGCCGCCAAACGCCAGCAGTCGTTACAACCAAACTTTCGGGGAATCGAACCATGTGCCACAGAATTGCACTAGCCGCAACGATACTCGTCTTACCACTACCATTAGCCGCCTTCAACGCAACTTGGCATTCCTTCTCGTTCAAAGCCTCCAACACCTTCTTCTGCCATCCATAAGCGTCCATCCCCAAAAACATCTTGGGGAAGTTCTCCAACTGACTCGCCTCCTCCAAAGCATCCCTATCCTTGGCAATCCTCTCCAATGCCCTCTGAGACTTCTTCTCCGAGGGTGATAGCACAAGTGAAGGGGCAGGTGCTGTCTTGATCGACTTGCGCGGCAACATCACATCGCGCTTGCCCGACTTGGGCTTAGGGCCAGTCCTCTTGATCTTAGGCTGCTTAGGCAGCAGAATCAGTTTCTTCTTCTCAGCCACCTAGTTCCGATGCTTTATCCGCTCCGGAATCGAAGACAACTGCGAGAGCAACTCCGGTGAGATAGTGCTCGTCGCGGATCGAGTATCACTTTTAGTTGTCTTCGGACTCCAGTGCGGAAACCGTGACTGTAGGAAAGCCAATGCTAACTTTCCATCACGGCTCTCCATAATCTTGTTTATCAACGCTTCCTCAGCCATCGCCTGTGCAGCCAACATCTGCGCATTCAACTTGGGCTTATCCTTCCTAAGCTTATCAACCCGACTCGGACTAATCCCACAAGCCCCACACGCCGCAGTCAAACTCATGCCCCGACTCAGTTTATCTAGAAACATCTCAAGCGTTTCCCCCGTTAGATTCTTTTTGATTGAAATCTCCGCCATAGGTGCAAGATAGCATAAGTTGAAAATACGTCCAGTTTTTTAGTGGGGGTATATATATACACGATAGGCGCGGGGGTGGCGGCCCCGGTCGGTGGCCATTTCCCTTTTTGGATTATGGGCGATGGACATGACTTGTCCAACCCCTCGGACATCATTTGTCTCTTGAAAGTTTCGGTGAACGAAACTTTTGCAAGGGTAAAGAAAAAAATAGGGGAGTGTGTAAGCTTGACGGGAAATCCTCTGAACTATCACCAAACAATCAAAGCAAAGATTTAACACACTCTGTACGCTCCCAAAGCTTGCCACCATTGCCAACACACAAGCACACAATCAAAAGCTCTTACAACGCAACCTTGAGCCATTAAACGCCATTGCTTTGCAGGGTTAAAAGCGGATTGATTAATTTATTTATTCACAAAGGCTATTTAGTGCTAGCTTTTATGCTATCGATATGAGACTTTGATTTTCAGCCGGTTGGAATGACTCCGCCGGTCAATGGAAAAACTAGGATTATGAAACCACTAAAACATTACCAAGATATTGTTAGTCAATCTGGAAAGTTTGAACTAGAAAATCCCATCACCCCATACCTTTACGATATATCCCTTGACGGTGATGGTGAAGAGATTTGCTCTCAAGATGAGGGCCAAGGCATTTGGGCAAGCAAGTTCACTTTAACTTATGACGAATTAGAGCATTTCAATTTGGATTTACCAGATCATGACTGGCACGAATTAATCCTAGTTGAAGATTCGCAAGGTTTTGTCATGTCCATGACTCCAAACAAATTCAAGGCATGGATTGGCGAAGAAATAGCCTCTGAATTAGCAATTTAACCCAAAACAAACTAAAACTAGGATAAATAATGAAAATACCAAAAACGTGTAAACTTGAAAAAGTAGTGTCAAAAGATGAAAGCCGGGAACCGTTGCTTTCAATCTTGATTGAATCAAAAGACGGTCAAAGCAATGCTGTTGCCACCGATGGCCGTAGAATGGCTGTTGTGCCTGTTGAATTATCCGATGAGGATGAAATTGACGGTCAGAAGCTAATGACTCCAAAGGCATTAATTGAAGCACGCAAACAGGCCAAGCAAGCAAAAGAAAGCACCATTGGCTTGAATGGTGCTGCGATGATGCCCGATGGCCAAGTCTATCCATGGAAAAAGGATGTAAAATATCCTAATTGGCGAGCAGTAATGCCGGACAAGGTTGGTGGGACTCATTACCAAACCATCAGCTTCAATGCCAAATTCCTTTACGAATTAGCACAAGCTATAGGTTGCCCGAACGATTGCGTGCAATTGCAAATAGAGACAAATCCGGCCACTGGTAAAATTGATCCCAACCGGCCTTTTATCATTGAAGAAAAGACAACCGGCGGAAAAGGCATCCTGATGCCAATGCGCCCTTAATCCCACATCTTGCCCCTTCAATGAGGGGGCGAGCTTGTGCGATTAATCACAACCCCTAGTCAGGCAAAATCCTTGGGAAGCCGGCTGACTAGGATAAG